GAAAAAGTCACCTGACGGGGCGTGTCTCACTGCTCCTCCCATTTTGGCGGCAACCAATGGCAAAATGGGGGGGGCAGCCAATCACTGCCTGCCACGTCACAGTGAGACGCCATTTTAAATTCAGTATAAGAGCAAGTGGGGTGACGAATGGTAGAGTTTTCCCCCGCGACCGAGGAGGCGATCGCATCGCAGAGGTGAGCTCCGCGGTCTCTGGGCGGGTGCCGGAGCGGAGGTTTACCCCGCGCAGTCAAGGGGCAATTCGGGCAGAGACCGGTCGCGGAACCGGGCAAGGCTCTTAAAAAATGTACTTTCGCCGCAGGCGCCGTAAAGCGAAACTGGGCTCCGTAGGAGACTACCTAGAACTCTCTCACCCTGGCCTTCCGACAGGTACACCGCGAGCAATGGCAAAAAGGCCTCGGGAAACGTATGAGACGACGAGTAAGGAAGCGGCAACATGGCTGCACCTTGTCGGTGAGACTCACGACCTCTGGTGCCCTTGCGGTAAGCCTCTGCCTCATCTTTCTGCTCTACTTAATACTGTGGGTGCTGCTACAACAACGTCAACATGCCGTACTGGTGGAGAAGACGCCGCCGGCGGTGGCCGCGCCGCAGGCGCTGGACCCGCTACCGAAGGCGGCGATGGATGGGACGATATAAACCTCGACGAGCTACTCGCCGACGTCGCCGCCGAAGACGCCGAACGGTAAGGAGACGCTTCTCGGGGTACACTCGCAGAGCGACACGTAGAAGAGGGCGACGCAGACGCAGACTGACTGTCACTTTAAAGCAGTGGAAACCAGAGACTCTCAGGAGCCTAAGAGTGACTGGACTGTTTCCATTGATTGTCTGTGGCTCAGGAGCTAGTAGAAATAACTGGATCCAGAGATCCTTTGACGTCCCGGGACCAGACACACCTATAGGAGGTAACCTATCTGTCTCAGTATGGACCATGAGAGTACTATATGAGGAATGGCAGCTTCATAGAAATAACTGGAGTAGAACTAACAGTGACCTGGATCTGGTTATGTATTATGGCTGCACACTAAAGTTCTGGAGACACCCATACGTAGACTACATAGTCAAATACATCAGAAACACTCCCTTTAAAACAGAAGAGCTCACACACGCAGCAGGACATCCCATGGTACTCATGCTCAGCAAACACCACGTAGTGGTGCCTAGTTTACTCACAAAACCGCACGGTAGACGCTGGATCAAAGTCACAGTACGTCCGCCAAGAATGCTTACTTCAAAGTTCTATTTCCAGAGCGATTTCTGTAATGTTAACCTCCTAGGCATAGTAGCTTCAGCCTGCAAACTCAACTCTCCGTGGCTGGAGCCAGATAAAATCACACCCTGTATCACCTTCTATGCCTTAAAAAACACAGTTTTCAAAAATCAAAACATCACTGAAGCACAAAATGCCTACACGGCACTCACAGCCATAATAGTACAAAACAAAGAAATGGCCTACAATACGTGGCTTGAACATCACTGGGGATCCTTTGGCAACGGCAAAGCGTTTAACATTACTAATGTAAAAGATAACAGTACATTAACTCAAAACCAAATAAATACCTTAAGACAAACAGCAGAAAATACATTCAAATCAAGATATAATTTCATATATGAAGCGCAACCGCCTACCACATTCACATACTATAATCTACATGGGTGGGGCCTCTATAGTCCCCTGTGGCTAGATCCAGACAGAATAGAACCAGAAAGTGAAGCCGCCTTCCTAGCAGTAAGATACAACCCCCTTAATGACAAAGGTGAAGGTAACTGGGTAGCGCTACAACCTCTCACAAAAGAATTACCCATACTAGATGACACCTGCAAAATGGTATTAAAAGACTATCCGTTATGGCTCATACTATATGGATATCCAGACGCTGCCACCAAGATACTCTCAGGCAGCAGCCCCCTAAACAACACTAGACTCATTATTAGATGTCAGTATACAGACCCCCCTCTAGCCTTCCCACAAGCCACAGATTACAAAAGAGGTTACACCATCTATAGCAGGGACTTCGCCACCGGAAGAATGCCGGGTGGCAACACATTTATCCCTATCACAACCGCCAGGCTGTGGTATCCCAGATTGCAGAACCAACTGGACGTAGTTGAGGCAATAGTTAACTGTGGACCGTTAATGCCTAGAGACGACTTACATCAAGGCTGGGCGGTAACTATGGGCTACAAGTACCGATTTCAACTGGGAGGGAATCTCCCCCCCAAACAGGACCCAGTCGACCCCTGCAAAGTTCCCAAGAGAGAACTGCCCGACCCCAGTGCAGAGCTTACTGCAGTACAAATTGTCGACCCGGCCACCATGGACCCCCTCAGCACCTTGCACCCCTGGGATTATCGAAGATCTATGCTCACCAGCTCAGGTATTAAGAGAATGTCAGCAGACCGCGAAACTGACTCATCTCTTTACCCAGGTGCAACAGGCGTGGCAAAAAGGCCAAAAACAGACGTCCCAACCCAAAAAGGCGAAGAGCCAGGGCCAGGCGAAAGGCTGCGGGAGGTCCTCCAGAGTCTCCTGGAAGAACAGCAGCAGGAGACCGAGGACCCGCCGTCACCGCCACCGGGGGAAAGAGTCCAGCAGCCAGAGCTCTTCCAACAGCTCGCCCTCAGATACCAGCTGCAGCAGCAGCGAGAGCGACAAGGAAAACTAGCCCAGGGTATCAAGTACATGTTCCAACAGCTTATCAAAACCCAGCAGGGAGTACAAGTAGACCCCCGACTGCTATAGTAAGCCCCACCACCTCTTTCCTACTGTTCCCCGAGAGAGGGCCAAAAAGGAGACTCCCCTTCACCGATTTTGACCACCGAACAGAGGCAGAACTGGCCTCGGCCTTCCGCCGACCCCCTAGAGACAGACCCTTCCCCGAAGAGGTGCCCTACTACCCCGACCTCAACTACAGAGTCTCCTTTCGCCTGGGTTGGAAACCCTCCCCCCAATAAAACGCATCCATCGAGTTTCAGTGGTCGGTGTCCATTTATATAAGTCGGCGCCGTCCTAAATGGGGGTGCAGGGGTCCACGCTCCAAAGGTCGGGCTCGCGCGCAAAGCGCGCGACCCCTCCGGCGCCGACGCGCGAACGTCCGCGCTTGCGCGCGTCCGAACCTCGGCTTCGGGCCCTTCGGGCCCTCGCCTCGGATCGCGCTGCCGCATTTTTTTTACTAAACAGACTCCGAGACTGGGCCACCGCCCTGTGGCGTACCGGGAAGTCTCCCTACCGCCAGGGGACGCGACTTCCGGGTTTAAGAGCAACATGGCGGCGGTGGCGCGTTGTAGTGACGTCATGGCCGACATCTTGGTCTTGAACCCGGAAGGTCAAAGTTCAACTACGTCACATCCGCTTCCGGGTAGTGGATGTCACATGATCAGTCATGTGACTTAGTGCTTGCTGGTCATGTGACATCCGCCATCTTGATGCGGCAGCCATCTTCGTAGTCCCTTCCTCTTTTTCTTTCCTAAAAAAAGCGGAAGTCCATTCTACGCTGAATCGGGGTTTCGTTGCACCGGGGGGGCTAAGGCCCCCCCCCCCGCGCATGCGCGCGGGTCCCCCCCCACGGGGGGCTCCGCCCCCCGGCCCCCCCC